TGTATTCTTGATCTGACTTATACATATCTACATGATCTTGCCAACTGTGTTTCTTTTCATTTGTATGTTCTGTATTTGCTGACTTACCTATAGCACCTTTCCATAAGTTATGATCTTCTACTGCAAAGTGCAAAGGGTCCTCGGACTTGTCTCCCCAAAATTTATCTATTAAGGTATTCCTAGGAAATATATCAGAGTGTAAAAAACCATCGTGTTGTGACATAAACCATAACAAAAAGTTACCATTCATACACGCTGTATGCATAAGCAAGTGACACTCTATATTACTCATTTATTAATTCCATTCCATACTTTAGCTTTCTTTTCCAAAACAAAATAGGTTCAGTACCTAAGTAACTTAATACTTTATTATATTCATCATCATCAAATTTAAACAATAATTTATCTATGTCAATATTTACTACAGTGTGATATTTTTTTAATTTTTCTACAGCTTTTGTAGAAACACTATGTTGTTCATATATGTAATCTTTTTCTGTAATTCGAGTAGATAATACACTAACACGCTTTTCTAATTTTTGTAAGAAATCTATATTATCTGCATTAACAGTTAAATTAAAAATTAATTCTGGATTTATATTTAATAAATTAGGTTGTTTTAATAATTGTTGCGGTGCATGGGTTCCTGGCTTAACAATTAATTTTTCAAAGTGTTTTTTTGGACGCCAATCAATAGTGTCTTGTTGATGTAGTATAGATTGTATGTGCTGATCCCACGTTGTAGTATCTAAATACCATTTATGATAATCATCTGGTCGAAGATGAAAATGACCTAATGAGTCATCAGTTATGTGATATTCTTTTGTATTATCTGCTATAGTTTTTCTAGCTCTTAATGGTGCATCAAGAAATCCATTATGTAGATTAAACAACCACATAAACATATTGCCATAATATCCTTGACAATGTGTAACTAGATAACACTTTACATTATCACCTGTTATGTTCAATTATATTTCCTTTAAATTAGTGGTATTCCCTAGGAGAATCGAACTCCTCTTTTCAGGATGAAAACCTGATGTCCTAACCGATAGACGAAGGGAACATGAGATACATTATAAACGAATTTTTAATGTTTGTCAACACCAAGATTCTTTTTTGTCACCGTAATACTCTCTTGCAAATCCATTTTCAATAAGCATATATCTTAAACTATTTCCATCAATAATAATATCTCCTAAAACACGACCACCAAACTTGTCCCATTTATAAATGGCTACTTGTATGGTATTAGCATTATTTAATTGATCTTTTGTAAATTGGCTTGCTTGTTCGCCCCATGCCGCTTCTGAGTCACATTCTGCTCTCCAACTCTTTTCGGGTGTGTCGACTCCATAAACACGAATGCTTAGTTCTTGTTTAAGTGGCTCTGGCAAAAAGTCTGCTCTAAAGGCTACAGTATCTCCATCAATTACTCTGGTTATTTCAAAGTCGTAAACGACCATATCAACTTCTTTTCCTGTAGACTTTCTTTCTGCAGAAGAACTTGTGGTTGCAAAAAGAAATCCTAACATTAGCATTCCTATTACAATTAAACCTCTAGCTATATTTCTATTCATAATTTAATCTCCTTTGTAGTATTTATTAAGTAATTTGTCATAAGATTTACAAACGGTATAATAACGCTTACTGTATAATGATGCAGCATCATCTAATTCTTTACTATTTTCGATACCTAAGTAATTAAGTATAGCACTAGTATTATTAAACCATTCTACATCAACTAACAAATGATCTACATTATTATCAGTCATTGATTTTATTGTAGTTTGCTGTCTATCAATATCATCAGTTTTATGTTTTTCTTCAAATAATCTTTCAATTGAATAATCTAATGTAAATTTACTTTTGTTCTCTAAAAACATGTTATACAAATCCCAATGTGCAAAATTAAGTTGCCACATGTATTGTAATTTACCATTATGAAAGTCTGCTATACATTGATCATGATAATCTCTATACCAAGTTTCTTTCCAATCACCTATATCTTCTCCGCCCATTAACATATGGTCTTGCCACCATAACATAGTATGATCGTTGATATCTTCTAGCTGCTCTATTTTATTAAATGCATATTGTGTTATATAAAACATCGCACTTTGTTCTACAGTAGATTGTGCAAATAAAAGTTTATCGCAATCTATTGTTACTTTATATTTTTTTGTGGCTCCAAAATAATTACTCCATACAGGATATTCATATTTTCTTACAAAGTTAAAATAAGATGACGTACAATCAACTATTCCATTTACGGCTTCTTTATTTTCCATTTCTCTAAGACTTTCTTGATGAATGTCATATACATCAGCATCAATAACTTCATTTCGTATTTCTTGTACAATACTACCAATTCGCTCGACATTACAAACAGGATCTAATCCTTGATATAATTGTGGACCAAACCGTTTATCTTGTGCAAGCCACCAATGTATAGCTGGTGCGTGTGCATTTACTGTTTGATATATTGCTATGTTCATTTATTTGTTTCCAAATTTTGGCTCCTTCTGCTGGGCTCGAACCAGCGACAAATTGATTAACAGTCAATTGCTCTACCAACTGAGCTAAGAAGGAATAATCTTTATAAATATTTTGAAAATTTATCAAAATACAGTTGCTTTCGTCGTTTATATAATCTCGTATAGTCTAATACATATTTCTTTAATCTAAATGTTTCTAGTATGCCAGTATAGTCAAGTATGTCATTGTATTTTTCAAACCAATTATCGCCTACTACAATGTGATCTATTTCTGCATTAGCGTATGCAAAAAGTGTGTCAGTAAAATCTTCTTCTTGCTTTTTAACTTCAAATAATCTTTCGTGATCATCTGCATTAATTAAAGTTATGTCATCCTTGCCTTTTTCTAATTGATCCATTAAATCATGATGTGCAAAATTTAATTGCCACATATACTTTAATTTTTTATCTTTGTATGCTTGTAAGAAAATATCATGATATTTATTATACCAAATTTCTTTCCACTGTTCATGATTGTGTTGGGTTGCCCAGGATTGTGTTTGTTGTATAACATCATCTTCAAATTCTAAACGTACAAATGCATATTGACTTATGTAAAAAAATAATTGTTCTTCTAAACTATTATCAACTAGTATCGTCTTATCTGCTTTAATAATATTATCTGGATTTGTTAAATTACTTGTGTAATTACTCCAAAGAAAAAAATCATATTTGTTTTTTACATTATTAAATGGAGACATTACGTCAATGATGCCTTGTTGTTCTTGTTCCAGTAATGCCAATGATTGTGTATGTAATTTATTATACTCAGCTTCTTCATCTTCTATAACAATAGCACCAACGTGATGTCCTGTTGGTCTGCAATACCCAGTATCAAAATTATATAATTTTGGGCCTATATTAATTTCTTGTGAAAGCCACCAATGTACTGCTGGCGCACTTCCTGTATTATTTTGGTATACTGCTATGTCCATGAATTATTCCTTAATTAATAAAAACCCAGCACTGAGGCTGGGTCTGTGTTATTGGTGGAGGTAAGCAGGATCGAACTGCTGACCTTCTGGTTGCAAACCAGACGCTCTCCCATCTGAGCTATACCCCCTGATCAAAATACTTAGTAAGCATTTCTTTGCGATCGTGTGCAGTGGACATCTTATCAAGTTCAACTTGAATAGCTTCCATTACATCACTGTGTTCGCCTATACCTGCAGGATTGGTTAAATATACTTCAACATTCATTTTATGTAAATGAATTTCACTGTCTGCGTGTTGTATAGCTGTCTTTAACATCTCATTTCTAAGTTTCATTTATATTTCTTTCTTTTTTATTCTGTCTACTTGTATTTCCGATTACAACTTGTTACAGTTGGGCGTCCTGTGCCTCTCTCTTGTATTTTATATTCTTTTTTTATATGGTGCCGGTAGAATGATTCGAACACTCGACCTATTGATTACAAATCAATTGCTCTACCAACTGAGCTATACCGGCATAGTATTAACTACTTACTTTATTTATCACTGTCGGTAACTTGTTCGTGTACTATTATCACTTTGTCAAAAATGTCGTGTCCTAGAGTTTCTTCCTCAATTGGAGGATCTAAATCTAATTTTTCTTCAAAAGCTAACTCTTTTATATAAGAATTAAAGACTGCATCTTTATCGTAATAATCATGTCCCATTATTGTAGTTCTGGAAACATTTGCTTTATATAGTTTCTTACAATAACATTAGTGTCGTTGTCTACAGATTCTAATGAAATAGATTTAATACCTTTTTCTTTAACTTCATTTTTCGCTAATTGTAATAATTCACGCTTATTGAGTCTTTGTATCTGTGTCAAATTAACTGCGTTGCTTGTAAGAGCACTTAATATATAATTACCTACATCAAGTTCACTCATAGGAACTTCAATTTTAGCTTTAATACGCTTTATTCCATCCTTGTATTCTGTTGCTCTCATTTTTTTACCATGTTAATATATTTAATTGTTTTATAATAAGGGTCTACGCTTATTAAGTACTACTATACTAGTAAGATGCGGTTCTGTCAACCGAAATGTCTTGTTTTCTTCCAAAATAGTACATATTATAGTAAACATCTATTCCAATCATGTCTTTTGTTGCAAACCAGTCATTATGTACACATGTTGGGCCTTTTACATGTAATTCACCACCTACTATCTTCCAATCACAGTAATAATTGTTACCTAATATAGTAAAATCCCTAGGTGGAGTTCTATGTATAAGATACTCTGATTGTTCTTGTACTTTTTGTATTGATTCCATACTATCAAACACTGCATTAATAGTAATAGGCCCTATTTCGCTCATCCCCCAATTAGGCTGCACAATAGCACCTTTGCTTACAAATGCTTCAATCATTTCCCATGTTACACGATCACTTCCGCCTAAAATACGCTTACCTGTGAGATTGCAATTAGCAAATCCTTTAGTATTCATTAATGCATACATTTGTGCTGGTGCTAAAAATGTATGTGTATAATTTGCAAAGTCTTTTAAAAAAGTAAATGCATTAAATTGTTGTACTTTAAATTCTGCACCAATACTGTATGCAGGCAATGTTTGTGTTAATAGGCCGCCAGCGTGTGTCATACGAGTAACTGTAAGTATTTTTGATTTCTTAGAAATATCTTGGGCGTCCAATGCCACTTCAACGCATGCTTTTAGATTGTCTGGTGTTCTATGTACTACCTTGGCAGGGCCTGTAGTTCCACTAGAGCTTATTTCAACTCCATGTGTAAGCATATGCTTGTAGTCTATCATTGTTCGTACTTAGCTAAACTATTATTAATCTGATTATTAACTCTTACAAAGGTTGTACGATTATAAACGTCTTTTATGTTGTCTGCACCCACATATGTACATACACTGCGTAAACCACCCTGTATCTGCTTTATAACGCTTACAATAGACCCTTTTGCAGGTATCATTAAGTCTCTTCCTTCGTTGGGTCTATACTCTTGTTCTGTTGGATTTGTGCGGTTGTACATTGTTGTACTTCCTAATCCATAAAAGTTTACATATTTCTTTCCGTCAATTTCAACAATATTATCACATTCTTCTGACTTAGAAACCATGCCGCCTACCATCACCATAAATGCTCCGGCACCTATTGCTTTTGCAACATCACCTGCAGTAACACAACCACCATCGGAAATAACTCCCATGTTGTGTACTCTGGCTGCTGATGCTACATTCATAATTGCACTTAACTGCGGAACTCCTACACCTACTTCTGATCTTGTTCTACATGCCGCGCCACTTCCAACTCCAACTTTTAATAAGTCTGCACCAGCTTCGTGTAGTTTGGAAACAAGTTCAGGAGTAGCAATGTTACCTGCTGAAATTTTAATGTGAGGGAATAAATCTCTGTAAGTTTTAACTGTGTTAACTATACCATCTACATTAGCATATACATTAGCAATGTCAACATTAATCAATCCAATATCTGGAAACTTTGTAACGACTTCAATTGTTTTTTCTAAGTCCCACTTTTGTACACCACTTGTAATTGCAATATATTTTCTATCTTCCATTTTACCAAGTTCTTCTAAATGTTCTTCTGCTGTATATTCTTTATGTATAAATGTAAACACTCTCATAGGAGTAAGGATATTTGCAATTTTATATGTTCCTGTACTAAGCATATTTGAAACACACACTGGCGTTGCTTTTGCACCAAGCCAATCAATTTCAATATCTACACTTTTTCGTGTAAGTGTTTTACTACTAGCCAATGGTTCAATGAGAACATCACTAAAGTCTAATTTAATATCATTTTTAATTTTCATTTTCTTATCCTAAATTATGTTTATCTTTTATTCGTTGTATTGCATCCAGTGTTGGAATTTTAACAGTTTTATCGTAATCAAATACTTTTGGTTTATTGATAAAATTAAATCCAAGTGCTGTTTGGAACATAAAGTATATATGTGTTGTTTTATACAAGCATTCTAAACTTCCGTTTTTAAATATTTCCATTTGCTCTCTTAGTTTCTCTGGAATAGGTTTCTTTTTCTGATCTTGCCAAAATTTTGTGTCATTTCGTGTTGCTGATCGATAATGTAATATAGTAAAATCTCTAAAGTCAGTTACCATCTCATGAACGTATTTATTATACTGATCTATTGTCTTTTGTTTTTTAAATACTTTTATCAATTCTTCAGCACTGTAAATACTACAATGTAATGCAGTTGCTTCTAGTGGTTCGATAAATCCTGCACTTAATCCAATAAAAGCATAATTTACACCTGCTGTTTTCTTATAACATCCACTTGTGTACTCTACTACTTTAATTGGTTCAACATCATGTCCAAGATACTTTTGTGCTTCAGCAATTACTTCATCAGATGATGCATGCTTTGTACTGTAATTATATCCTGATCCACAATTGTTTGTTTTTGGAACTTCCCACATCCATCCACTTTCCATTGCTCTTGAAACTGTATACGCTTGTTTCTTTGCAGGAAGTAAAAATGGAACTGCAGCATTAATATCTAACCATTCTTCATAAGGTTCAAATTCATGTTCAACAAAATCTGCAAACAAACGCCTAAAGCCTGTTGAGTCTACATAAAAGTCTGCTGTGTATGAATCTTTTTCTCCGTGTAAACTTATTATTTTTCCATTATTAACTTCAACATCAATAATAGTATCAACTGTGCTAGTAACTTTAGTACTTTCTAAACACTTGTCTCTGAAAAATTGTCCTACATTCCTGCCATCAAAATGAAATGTATGTCTTTTAACTTCTGTAAAGTCTTGTAATTCATGTTTCATTAAAAATGCATTAATACTTACATCGTCTACATCTATATTATCTTCTAATATTTTGTACATAATGTCGATATCTTTGTTTGGCGAGTGCTCAGAATTTCTTCTAGCATCATAATGCCATGCATCTACATACTTGTTAAACTTAGTTCCTACACCTTGCCAGTTCTCAAATAATATTCCTAACTTAACTGTAGAATTAGTTTTTTCTAAAAAATCTTTATGATCCCCTTTAAGTATAATATCATCCAATGAGCCTGTAGCTCCTTCACCTGTTCCTATAATAGGAACCGTGCCGCTGTGAATAACTTGTATTTCATCAACAGATTCACTGCGTAATATTTGATAAGCAGAAGCCCAAGAAGCAGAACCGCCACCAACTATAATAAGTTTTTTCATAGAATCATTCCTTTTAGGTTGTTTTCGTAAATATCGCACACTTCACTAAATTGTTCTTCAAAACAAAGTTGAAATACTAGTCTAGTATTATTGTCTTCTGTAAAATGAACGTTATGATTATATCCTCCAGTGTTTAATATAGCACCTTGGTTATCATAATTTATATCACATACAAAGTTTTCGTCATCGTCGTAAAAATGTGTCTTGCCACCGTTGTTNGTTAATGGAAAACTAATAACAGTTTGTCTTGGCATATATAAATTTTCGTATTCGTTATATCTATTTTTGTCTTTGTGTATTTTACTTCCAGATTCTGTTACTCTCAACATTTGACATACGCAATTTAGTCCAGTAGTGTTAAACTTTTGTATGGTACTAGGAAGTTTAAAGAAACTTATTTTATAACTTATGTCTACAAATGCCTCTGGTGCATATGCTATTTCTAACAATTGCTCCTTAGTATCATCTGATATCATATAAGGTATTAATTTATAATACGGTTCCATAAACTTCTTTCATTTTTTCATATTCGGTCATTAGTTGTTGTGTAACAGGTCCAGACTTTTGTGTTGCAGTAACTCCACCACTTGAACTTGTTATAAAAACTTCATCTGCATTGTTAAATTCTTTTTGTGATATTGGTAGTCTACAAAACATAATACCGTGGTTTTGTGCAATGTCTTGTACTACTGTCATTGTAATACCTTTTAGAACATTTTTGTCTGCTGTGTAAATGACTTTGTTTTTAACAATGCCTACATTAAATCCTGGGCCTTCTGTAACATGCCCATCTACATCTACAAGAATAGTTGTGTCTGCGTCTGTTGGTTTGTTACGTTGACTCATTGTTAAGTCTAGCCAAGCCATATTTTTATATTCTTGTCCATAGTAATCATCACTTACTCTGTTTGTATTTGTATCTAAGTGTAAATTTACAATTGGGTTGTTTGCAATAGGATAACTAGGCTTAATATACATAGCAAAATGTATTGGACAGTTTGCTATATCTCGTGGATTGCCACTTGGAGGAGCTCCACGCCATACAAGGAACCAAACAAATGCATTTGTAACATCATTTAGTTTTTTAAGTTCTTTAACAATAGACAATCTGTCTACATCTGGTAGCTCTAGTCCATATCGCTTTGCACTGTTTTCAAATCTTGTTGAATGTCTATCATAACAAAATGCGTTGCCGTTATAAACAGGCATAACATCATATGTAGCGTCACAATGTATAAATCCAAAGTCCAATATGCTTGGACCAATTTCTCTTAATGGCTTATATTCGCCATCTCTATATGCTATTAAATCTAATACGTTAGTCATCAAAATGCACCTTTTGTAATTGTGGATCGTCTGGTAGTTTTTTCTTAAGAGTTTTTAACCTATTAAGTCTCCACTCGAGTAATTTAAAATCAAGTACCCAAGGAAAAATTGCATGTATCAAACTCCCAATACAAACAAATACTAGGAAGAAAAACTCCATAATGGCAAGTTTAAAATGCCAAAGGTATCCGACAATTCCAGTTAAATGTTCTACATTTGCTTTATATTTTGCATCTTTTAGATGCTTACGATTGAACCACATAGTTCCCTCTCAATCTATTTCTTCTTTTTGTATACTCTTGTATATTCAGCTTCCATACTGTTTGCAGTGTATAGTATAACACAATGTCTGAATGCTTGTCAAGTATTCCTTGCTTTGCAAGTAAACCCATTAGTCTATGATTACGTGATGCTTTGCCATTTGAATGTTCGTGATCAATGTTAGTTGTTAAGTATAACTCATCACTAGGACACCATTCAATAAATTTTGGAATCATTTCACGTTGTGTAATACTATTCCAGTCGCCTTTGCCTAATCCCTTAAAGTTATCATTGTGTGGTAATTCACACCCTCTAAACATTATACGCCATGCATTAGGGCCCACTTCGGGTAACGGATGACATCCTGCTACTGCTACAATTTCATTGTTAACAATAGCACAAAAATACTCGCCTTGTTCTTTACACCATTCGTATTTCATGGCTTGCAAACTACTATTGTTTATATATTTTAATTCTTTTGCATTATCACAGAAACGTTTTAATAATGAAAGATGATCATCAGTTATTATTTCTATCTTCATGTGTGTTACCTTTATTTGGTATTACCAAGTAGACAAGGCGGCTCTTAGCCAGATATTAGTAGTTCCATCATAATCTGCGTTAGCTATATATATGTAATTACCATCTGTTGCAATATCACCTTTTTTATCGCCATTTTTTCCTATTGACGAGCTAGGCACTGTTTTTATAATAGGATTTGAAACACTTAAATTAGTTGTAGTTATTGGTGATGATGAAACTATAGTTCCACTTTCTGATAATCCAGTTATTCCTGGTTGTGTTATACTTTCTTTTGGCCCGCCTGAACTACTTTGTTGCACTGCTTGTATAGTGCGATCTGAATATCCTATTACTCTATTACAATGATCGTAGATTGGCTCTCTATCTGCTAGAGGAACTGTTGGATCTCCATCATTTGTTAATTTTGCTAACATTTCCGGTTCTAGTAAATAATGAAAAATATGACGTCCTTGATCGTCTACTGGGTATCCCTTTAAACTATTAAACAATGCTTGCAAATTACTTGCATATTGTTGACTCTTTGCTAATGTCATATTATCCATGTCAACTGCTACACCTACACCTGTATGTACTCTATTGCTTGGTGCAAATATACTACCACCAGATGCTACAGTAGAACCACTGCCAAAGTTATTTTCAAACTTTATTAAGTTTTTTATGTCTGAACTAAATGCATTTAGATCACTAATAATACTATTTTTTAATGAAGCAGGCATTCCAAGTAAGTTATTAATGTTAGCACCTAATTGTGCTAATAGACCGCCCGTAAATAAATTTGGTGTAAATTTTCCATCACTGCCAATGCATCCACCTATATCGCTATCTGCCATAGTTCCTAGTGTATCAAGTATATCTTTGCCTGCACCTATAAAACTACCCATTGAATCTTTTAATACATTTGGAATAGCACGTGGTACTACTGGTGTTCCACAGAAATTAATCATATTTGCAATTGCGGCAAATTCTGCTACTGCAGCATTTAGTCTTTCTAGTGCATTATCAATATTAGTATGTGCAATAAATTCGTCTAGTGCTGCTTCTGCCTCTTTTAATGCATTTTGTAAATCTTCTAAGCCTGCGGGTATTTCAGGTATTAATCTACCTATATTTACTTTTAAACATATTTGTAGGTTAGGTAACTTTATACCATTACCTGCTAACAAACTACATATGATTTCTTTTAAGCTGTATGATTGTGTTTGAGGTGTTACAGTACCTGTTTCTGGATCTACATCAAACTTACCTGTAGGTATATCTACCTTGGTTGAATTAAGATAGTCACTTGCATCTTTTAATGGTCCTGTAAAATCACTCATATTAAGCTCCTATGTGTACATTTGGACTACCAGAAGTAGCTGAAGGACTACAATGAGAACCACCCGGTAATGGACATAATGAATCTGGTGCTGCTCCGTTGCCGTTAAGGACAACTAAGATTCCACCAACAAATACATCATTACATGCTGCGTTTAGGCCGCCGCCGCCATGACTATTTGGATCAGCATTAACACTGATTGGTTGATTATTTACAAACACGTTTGAGTTGTTTGATGCATTTGTACTTGCACCGCAACTACGTGAGTCTCCATTTCTATGAACCTGTGGCACTTGCTATTGCTATTCCTGTACTTTGTTTAATATACATATCGCTAGCATCTTTTGCCGACTTAACTATGCATATAACATTATTTATCTTTAGCTTTACTTTAGTATCAGGTGCAATTGTAAACATGTATGGTGCTAATGCCATTCCATTCTGCGCCGCAATTAAAATATAAGGTTTAACAACTGTAACTACATCTTCGTTTTCATCTTCAAAACGTGCAATCATTTCTTCGCCTGAAGAAAGTTTGATACTTATTACATCACCTACTTTGTATTGTGCTTCTATTAACATATATTATCCTTTATAATGAATGTCCAGTGCCATTGTAATTTGTATCTTCAATGTACTTGACTAATTGATCGTACCCACCTATTTTGTTACCACTAACAACGATCTGTGGGAATGTTCTGGCAGTTGGAAACTCTTCTACCATAACGTCTCTTGTGAAATCTTTATCTAACTGCTTGTATTCAAAATCTAAACCTCTAGACTCGCATAACCTTTTAGCGGCGTCACAATAACCGCATTGTGTTTTTCCATAAATTGTAATCATAAACTCATCCCTGAAAATGTATCTTCACTTACATCTTTTTTCACACCGCCAATAATATAAGAACTAATCTCTGTCTCTTGTGGTGCTACTTGCACTTCTGCTCCACTAATCCATTTTTGTGTCCATGGTAGTGGGTTTGCTTGTGGAGTTGTATAAGGACATTTCATACCAAGTGCTATCATACGCTTACAACAAATCCATTCAATGTAATCGCTCAACAACTGTGTATTAAGACCAATCATTGATCCATCCTTAAACAAATAGTTTGCCCATTCTTTTTCTTGCTCAACTGCATCAACAAACATTTGTGTTACTTCGTCTTTACATTCTTCTGCAATCTTTACAAAATCTGGGTCTTCTTTTGTTAACACCTTTGATAACAAGTACTGTGTACTTGCTAAGTGTACGTTTTCGTCACGAGCAATAAACTTAATAATCTTAGCATTGCCTTCCATCTTTTTAATTTCTGCAAATGCCCAAGAGCATGCAAAACTTACATAGAAACGAATTCCTTCTAAAATGTTAACACTATTCAATGTTAACCAAATCTTTTTCTTTAATTCATATTCATCTACTTCAACTGTTTTACCATTTACTTTGTGTTTACCTACACCTAACAATTGGTAGTATTGTGATAATTCAATAAGCTCATCATAGTATTTTGAAATATCATCACCACAGTCTGTAATTTCTTTACTGTCCATTAGCTCGTCAAATACTACAGTAGGATTAGAATAAATGTTACGAATAATATGTGTATAACTGCGTGAGTGAATTGTTTCACTAAATGTCCAAGTCATAATCCAGTTTTCTAGTTCTGGTAAACTTACAATAGGTCCAAATGCTTCTACTGGTGCTCTGCCTTGTACACTGTCTAATAAGATTTGCCTTTTCAAATTAGCAGTAAAAATGTGTTGTTCATGCTCAGTAAGATTTTTAAAATCCTGTGAATCTTTACTAACATCTACTTCTTCGGGACGCCAAAAGAAACCCAACTGTTTGTCAGTTAGTTTATCAAACTGTTTATACTTTACAGTATCATATCGTTGAAAGCCTAATTGGCCATCTAGAAATGCATTACATTCAGTATGGTACTTGTCATTTTTTGTGTTTAAAATTGTCATTCATGTGTTTCCTTAAATTGTGCAACTATCACAGTAGTCGTCATATTCGCCGTCTGATTCAAAACTATCTCTTCCTAATAGTTCTTCTTTACTTTTCTTATCAAAATCAATTTCGCCCTGTCCGTCAAATGTATTAAAGTAATACAATTGCTTACCACCATACTTGTAAAACATTACAAGATGTTGTAACATCACAGACATTGGTATCTTTTCATCTTCATAGAATTCTGGGTTATAGCTTGTATTAACACTGATACCTTGATCGATATACTTTTGCAATACTGCCATAATTTTTAAGTAACCTTCTGGACTACGCTGGTCCCACAGTAGGTCATATTTGTTCTTTAAGCGTGGATAACCTGGAACTACTTGTTTGAGTACTCCGTGTTTACTTTGCTTTACACTGACAAATGCCCGTGGCGGTTCAATACCGTTTGTGCTGTTACTAATTTGTGCTGATGTTTCTGCAGGCATAAGTGCCATTAGTGTTGAATTGCGGATACCTGTTGCTTTGAGTTGTTCACGCAATCCTTTCCAATCTTGTCTTTCTTTGTGAGGTACTAGCTCATCTAATTCTTGTTTGTATGTTTGATTAGGAGTAATTCCATCGCCGTATTTTGTTTCATATATACCATCAATGTTTCCTTTATCAATAGCCAAATCTGCACTTGCTTTAATTAAGTAATAACTCCAAGCCTCTGCCCATTCGTCTACTAATGCTAATCCATTTTTATCAATGTCTTGATAGTTTAAATCATGCTTTGCTAACCAAAATGCAAAGTTAATAATACCAACACCCAATGGGCGTCTTTTCATTGTACTTAGTTCTGCTGCTAATACTGGATACTTTTGATAATCCAATAGCTCATCTAGTCCACGCACTGCAAGTCTACATACTCTTTCAAAGTCTTTTGGAGATCTAATATTACCCCAATTGATTGCACTTAACGTACATAAACTAATTTCTCCATGTGTGTCACTGAAAAAAGATAATGGCTTAGTAGGCAAATTAATCTCACAACATAAGTTGCTTTGTTTAATAGGTGCTACTTCTGGCTTAAACGCTCCATGTGTATTTGCATGATCCACATTCATTAAGTAAATGCGTCCTGTATTTTTGCGTTCTTCCATAAACTGTCCAAATAGTTCTGCCGCTGGCATAACTTTCTTTCGTGTTACTGTACGCTCTGCTTCTTCATATAATTCTTTAAATTTGTCTTGATTGTCAAAAAAGGCCTCATATAGACCCGGTACATCACTTGGTGAAAATAAACTAATATCTCCGCCTGTAAGTAGACGCTCGTACATAAGTTTATTAAACTGTACTCCATAGTCCATGTGTCTTACACGGTTGTCTTCTGTACCTTTGTTGTTTTTGAGAACAAGTAATTCTTCTGCTTCCATGTGCCAAATTGGATAGTATAGTGTTGCTGCTCCGCCTCGTACTCCACCTTGAGAACAAGATTTAACTGAGCTTTGAAATAATTTATAAAATGGAATAACACCAGTATGTGATGCGTCACCATTTCTAATTGGGCTTCCAATTGAACGGATACTGCCTGCGCCAATTCCAATGCCTGCTTTTTGACTTACGTATTTTACGATAGCACTAGAAGTAGCATTAATACTATCAAGACTATCGTCGGTCTCAATAAGTACACAACTGCTGAATTGACGTTGCGGCGTTCGGAGTCCGGCCATGATAGGAGTAGGTAAACTAATATCAAAATTACTAATAGCGTCATAGTATTCCTTTACGTATTTTAATCTTGTTTCTTTTGGATAATTAGCAAATAGTGTTGCGGCTATCATCATGTATGCAATCTGTGGTGTTTCGAATATCTCACCTGTAACACGGTTTTGTACTAAGTATTTTCCACGAAACTGTTCCATACCTACATATGTAATGTTTTCATCTCTGTCGTGTTTAATATAACTGTCTAGTTGATCAATTTCGGCTATAGTATAAACGGAGAAAAAACTTTTATCGTAATAACCTAATGAAACATTTTTAAGTGCTATTTCTTTAAGATGAGGAGGCTCAAAAGATTGATAAACTATCTTTCGCAAATGATAGTTAATTAATCTGCCTGCTACCCATTGATAATTTGGAGTTTCTTCACTAATAAGATCAGCAGCCGCTTTAATTAGTGTTTCTTGAATATTTGCACTTTCAATTCCGTTATAGAATTGTAAATGACTTTTTAATTCTACTTGACTTGCACTTACTCCTGCTACATCATTACATGCATAAAATACGACTTTATGCATTTTCTCTAGATCTAATTCTTCGCGAGATCCATCGCGTTTTAATATTGTTATATCTTTACCCATTTATCATCCAATTTCTTTCGTTTATAGTTTTATAAAAACTATTTTACCAAGGTACTTACTTCTATTTCAGTAAGTACATTGAATTTATTCATTACTTCTTTTGTGTTTATAGTATCATAATTATAGTTTAAAATATGCATATTGTCAACTAAAACTATTAACTTTATTTCACTATTTTCCACATTTTGTACATGTAATATTCTACAAGGAATATCACTGTAATGCAGAGTGTATGCCATACACAAACCTACAACATTTTCATCGTAGTGATTTGTATTTAGCAAGTCCCAAGGATTAGGCCAAGATATGTGATCGTATGGATCAATGACTCTAGTACCCAAGGGCGTAGTTTTCCAAAAGTCAATCACAACTCTTAATTGTGCTTTTCTGTCTGAAACTTCTACTATTTCTTTTCTTAATTCACGCCACCTACGAAGTCTAGGTTTCAGCGGTAATTGCCACGTATCTTTCATTTAATTTACTTAAATGACTTTTGAACATATGTAAATGTGTGTTCGTTTACTGTATCTGTTGTTTTAAAGTTAAGTATAAATCTATCTGTACTGTTATCAGCTAAACTAAATTCAACTGGAATAGCACCTGTACTAATATCGTATTCATCTTTAATAGAACTTGTTGAAGGTACTCCAGATGCATTATCAAGTAGCATAGTTAATGTGCCACGTCTTGATGCTGAAATTGTGCTTAAGGTATAATCAATTGTTACACTTTTTTTATTATCACATAAAAATTCTATTCCTGTTGCTTGTGCTACACCCGAAGTAGCAGTAAATTTAATTATTTGTTCTGGATTTGGAAACGCTTCTGCATGGTAACCAATTTCTTTGTTATACCACAGATGGTATTCTATATCATTATCGCCACTTGGGTCAGATGATAATGTATGATTAAAGGTAGCAATATTATCTATAAATGTAATATTAGCACCTGGTATATCAGCTAAATGTGTTGCAGGATTAGTGCCGGCATTGGTTATAGTGATACCATATGCTAGATCAGTAGTTGTTATTTCGTCTAAATCAATAAGATGACCCGATGGAGATATAAATTCAACAGTTGACGAAGTAGCATCATCTGAACTTACAGAACCCTTTACTGGTTCTTGTCCCATAAATGTCTGCTGATAATCAGTTACTAGTCCAATTTCACCCGGAAGTAATTTTGGGAGATTTGCTAGTGTACCTTTTCGTGCTGTCATTCTTGCGGTAATTGTTGCCATGTTATTTCTTCCTTATGTTAATGTATTTATGATAAGCGATAGAATTTTTCTAACCTTTGAGCCCATTTCATTTCCCAATCTTTGAAATCTTCTGGGTCGCTTTCAAACAGTTGCCATTGACAATCACCACTACACATAAAGATAGCAATACGGCTAATATCAGTGCCATACATCTCGTTGTGTGCGTTTGCGTATGCGGCTCCTTGTAGGAAATAATCATCAATCCATTCACGCTTTTTAGGTTTATTTGTTTGTTTAAAGTCCATAATAGTTGCTTCGCCTTTGTATACACCAACTAAATCTGTTGTGCCTGCATACAATTCTTTTGCTACTAAGTTTACTTCTGTACCCCATATCTCATCAACATCATTTTCAATGTTATCCACAACCACTTGTGCCATTGCTTTAGCTTGTTGATGTACTATGTTGTTTCCTGGGTTATATGTTTCGTATTCACCTAATGCCCAATGTTCTAATATATTGTGCATAACTGTTCCACGATTAGCGGCAGTTGTAGTAATACGTTGTGCTTCTTCTGTACCAACACGCTTGCGCCAGTTAGCTAATGCTTGACGCTTCTCTGCTGGTTGTGTAGCACTTAGGATTGTTGTTACACTTGGAACAGGGTCGCCCCAAGGATTTTGATATAGACGCTTACCGTCTACACTAGTTCGTTTAAATTCTTGATATGGGTATTGATTTATAATTTTAGGCATACATAAAGTATACTATAATTAAGACAGTATGTCAACGAATTTAGGCAAAATATAATTGTCAAATACCCATTTATTTGCCTTAGGACTCCAATGATCGTCTTCGTAAGAAATAATTAAATCATTTTCTATTAATAAGTTTTTTCGCAACTCATCACTAGCAACCGAAACACCCCTTTCAAACTTATCTCGTTGAACTTGTTGATCAACGTTAAATGCTTTCATAAGTTGTATATATGCATTGTCTAAACCTAAATACTCGTCATTTGGATCGGCAAGTAATTCTAGTTTTATTATATGTTTAAAATTATACAAACTATCAATGTTATCAAACCATAATTGATTATATCTTAGATAGTCTTCTGAAGTTTGCTTAACTACTAATGCAGTGTTTATTTGAGTTAGTATACTAGATGGAATAGGTGTTGTGCCTCTATCTGATACATTGGTTTTACCCTGTCCACTTTTCCAAAAATGATTATAGTGGTATTTTAGTGTATAATGGGGGTTACTAGTTGGTGCTTCTACAAAAGTTCCATCTCCGTTACCTGCTTGCATCATTACTCTATGATTGAAAGTTCTATTAGTAACAACCACATCAACATCTTTCATTTTTGCATCCAGTAATGCTAGCCGATAGTAGTCGTATCCTCTACCGCCAAGTGAGTAATTATAATATTTGTGTTGTCGGAAGTGCTGTGATAATAGCCAAGTCCAATGATTTTTTCCTTGGCCTTCTTGGTCATAAGCTGAGAAGCTATCCCCAATAAATGCTATTTTCATATTAAATTTCTATTTCTGTTAGTCCGAATTCTCTGTCTAAATATTTGTATTCTACTTTAATTGGATCCCAAACTTGAATATGTTCTATTACATCGTTTGGATCAAACGGTCCACATGTGTATACGTCTAGTTGTATTAGTGCTGGGTCAACATCATTCCATACATGACAAGCAAAGTGTGATGTTTCAATAATAACAACACAAGTTGGTCCGTTGTTACCGGGCATATAATCTATGTTTGCTGAGATAGGACCTTCTAGTATTTTCATACCAATTTTGTCCACGAGTTCAATCATCCACGCTTTGAGTTCATCTTCTAACGGTGGCTTGTTTGCTTCAATTCTTAGGATAATATGCTTATGTACTGGCGAAAGCATACTACTACCAATACACGTACCATTTAAGCGTTCTACTAGTAGAAGTGTTTGTTAATCTCTCGATTTTATATCCCAAGTCTGAAAAATGTTTGATTACTTGATTCATTTGGTTTTGAATAGCACGATCAGTAGCTGTTCCTTGCCAAACAATATAATAATCTACACTTGTTGGATTTGTAATTGAGTAAATACCTGCTACAAATCCAAGAGCTGTATTTGCTGTACCGGCGCCAATTTCATATGACCATGTTGCGCCTGCACTATCTTCT